GGCGAGCGTGGTCTCGACAATGTGCTCGGAGTTGGAATAGTTGTAACTGGCGAGACGCGCCCACGCCCTAGCACGAGCCGAAACAGGCTTCATGGTTGTGGCCAAAAGCTTGAGCTGCGCCACGACTTCCGGAAAAGCACTCAATTCCCTAATAGCCGCATCGACCTTGGCCGGAATGATCTCAGCTACTGGGATGGTCGGCATCACCGTGTACGACAGTTTCGAAATGATGCGTCCGATCTTAAGAATGAGCTCAGGGCCGGTTGTCGACCTGATCCACACACGCGCACAGAAGTCACCATAGGGGTCAGCCATCAGGCGTTGCTCAGCTTCGACGGTGTAAACGAAGCCAAGCCTGGTCGCTTCCCTGATGAAAGACGAGTCTAGCTTCTGTGAGAACATCAGCGCTACCAACTGAATGGCGAAATTGCCCAAACCGTTGCGAAAAGTCGTGTCGCTTTCTCCTGACGCATTATTCCTGTTGATTGTCACTGACACGCCCTGACCCCAAGACATCTTTCGGAACACGAGATGATGCATCGCGTCAGCCAAGTAACTAGGCAAGCCCATGATGCGGTAAGCGCCGATGATGATGTGATGATACTCCATCCTGAAATGCGCGTCCCATCGTTCACCATCCACATAATGACACACCCCGTGTTTTGTGAACATACCATCATCCCCGTTGACAATTACGCAGTCTAACCCGTTCTCATCCATTAGCTCACGACACATAGCGGACATCTGTTTGGGCGACAACCCGCTCGCAAATCTGACATTGATCCCAAATAAACGCGGCGAATGGTCGCTCAACACGCGCTTGACGTTGGCCTCCATAGCCAAAATGTACGGAATCATGACGGACTGCAACGGCAACCATCTAGGACAAATCGTACGCGGGTCCGCGGGCGCCTTGGTGAAGCGCTCATCACCATCCACAACAATCACGTCCGGTCGTGCCACGTTGAGTTCATGCTTGAGAAAGCACGCACACTCATCTGCCCTGAAATCTTTATACAGCGCCTTCTTGAAGATGGGGCGCGTCCCCACGCTCTCAAAACATTCTCGAGCCTCTAGATACGCTTTCTGCTTAGCCGGCGGAAATTTACATACGAACGTTTCAAAATCAACTGGCTCTACAGGCCCTGTGGCAGCCTTCACACAATTGGCCAACTCGGTCAGGAATTTCTCCACAGCCTCTAAGCCTTCAGCATTGGTTATCTGAGGCGTGGGCCGCCCGACGCGGCCATGCACGGAATGAACAAAGTTCCCTCGAGTGTTCGCGAAACTACACATTCCCAAGACCGAAGGCAGTATCTGCAAGACAAAAGCCGAGCTCATTTTAGGGTATCTATTCTTCTTGGGCGCTAGAGTCAGGTCGCAGAGCGGGTCCAACGGCGATGTCATTCCACGGAGGTACATACGATCAAATGACGAGTTGCGCCCCATCGCTTCTGATCGGTAATAAGCAATGCCTTTTTGTAGCACGAAATATCCTGCCGCCGCCAACCCAGAGATTCCCAGATCTATTGAGGCCGTGTAGAAGTTGCCGTCGCTGACTCCACCCAGCCCACCAACAGCAATGTTGTAGCTCGCGTGCATCACAACGGCAGGCCAATATGGGAGCAGCGTCCACCCATTGTGCATCAACATCTTCATGATCAACTGAGTCTTAAAATCTCCGCCCTCCAACGCACTGGTGCAAGCCTCTAATAACGCCATTCCTGATGCACTATATGGAACTGCTCGCTTTAGATACTCCTCCCAAAGCGGCGCGCCAAAACTGATGTAACACCACAGCCAGTCAAGACTATCTCCCTTCACCCTAACCTTAGTCTTGCCATTGAGGAGGAAGTCTCCAACCGAT